ATGTTGTTAACGGAAAATACCAATTAAGCACTTCTGTATAGCCTGCCCATAAATTTCCCCACTGTAGAATTAAACCATTTGCGAATTTTACATAGCCATTTTGAGCCAACAACGAATCGACTATACCACCATTATTAGCGGCTCCAGCAAGCAAATGAACAAAAGCAGTTGTAGCAATTTGAGTATTATTTACTGTCTTGGCTGCTGTTGGTGCTGTAGGAGTTCCTGATAAAGCTGGGCTAACTTTCTTTGCATATTCGTCCAAATCTGTCGTTTTTGCATAATCACTTAGATCAATTCCTTCTAACGCTGCCAAAACATATGCACATGTTGCAATTATATCTCCACCTGTTCCTTTTTCCGCTGTAGGGGCTTTAGGCTCCCCGGTTAAAACAGGACTTTCTTTTTTTGCATAATCTGCTAATGCATTAATAATTGCTGCCATTGTAGCAATCTGTTTAGTATTAGTCCCTTTAGTAGCTGTTGGTGCTGTAGGAGTTCCCGAAAAAGCCGGGCTAATAAGCGATGCCAAATTATAGAAATAATGTACCGAAAAAATCGCTGTACCATCAGTTATATTTTCACCTTCAACAGCATTAGTAATAGCGCTTGGAATAGATGCACCAGAGGTACCCGCAGTTTCACAAACTAAAAAACCACCTGGTAATGTGGCATCGGATAAAATATCATTCTTTTTATATATTGTATTTCTTTCTAAACTTCTAACAGGGCTATCCAATATAGCCGACAATTTGCTTTCTATGAGCAACTGTTTCCACGTTTTCTGTGCTGTTTTATATTTTAATTTAGCTATATCATTATTTGCATTTAATGCAAGCCATACAGAATAGTCACGTGCATTTATTGGTTCATCTTCTGCTATAGTAATCCCATTAGCAACTTTAGATGTAACACGCCATTTGCAAGCGCCGTCCAAAACCTCTTCTCCATCAGTATCAGGCCAAGTAGGTTCTGCTTCCGCAGTAACACCTTCCTGAATACAAATAAGTTGATATTTAGATGTCAAATTAGGTGTTGTTGCAATGTCATCTATATGATACTGTGTTTTATTCTTACGTATATTTATTGCTTGAAATAAATAATTATCTTTAGTATCAGATAAATTGGCCAAAGCATTGAAAAATTCCATCGGCGGTGGTTCTGACTCCTTCAAATACCCCCACCCTCTTAAATAGTTTTCATCTGGCCAATTTAGCAACTCTCCAATAGCAGCGCCAGATGCAAATATTTTTGAAAAATCTGGTTGAACAATAGACATTTATATCAAACTCCCTTCTATTTGTAATATTCTCGCAAACGTACCTTTTCCAAACCCAACAAAATTACCAATATTTTTGCCATTCCTACTAAATCCGAAAGTATCTCCGCCATTAAACCAATAAATGTATATAACCCCAATTCCGGCGCCTCTTATTATTAAATCCAAAGCGTTTATCAGCTTAAGTTCATTAGGTGTAACGACCCTACCTATACCAATTCTCATTTTTGCGTTACCAGCATTGATAGCAATTACTCGACTCACACCAAACATTCGCTTAATACTGTCAATAGTACTTTGCCTACTTCCATCTGTGGTATTTTTAGCAATTTTTGAAAAAATAGCCAAACGATATTCGTTATCTCGAAGTTCAGACGAGCTCAAATAAGGTTCTCCGTATCTTCTAAATCTGGCTTTACCAAAGCTATTATTACCATGGTCAGGAAATCCGAAAAAGTCCACAGACATTGATGCATCAACTTTTCTGCTAATATCGGCAACCTCTCCACACATATCAAGTTGTTTACCAACGGCAACATCTGGCCATATCTCTGTCCTGATTTGTTTTTTCAGTGTGTTATGAAAATCAAATTCTTCTCCAATTGTTTCAAGCAATGCTTTAATAATTTTTCTGTCAGAGAATTGAGATAAAAGTAAATTAAGCATCCTTTCTTTTGATGTCAGCATGATTTAATCTCCATTGCAACAGTGATATGTTCGGCATCAAATACAGCAATCTCCCCACGATCTATAGGAATACTTTTCTCTGTATAAACCTGATCATCTTCAGATACAACTATCTCCATATAACCGATGCCATTAACTTTAGAATAAATAGGTCCTAAAAAACGTTGAGCGATAACATCCTTGCCCATTCCAAGGTTGCTACCGCTCTCAATGATGATATCTTTTATCGTATTAACTAAATCTCCTGGTAAATTTTCTTCCTTATATTCCCAAACTGTAACTTTGATATAAATCGGAATTTCTTTAGGACGATTAAAATAAACTTTTTCTGGAGTCCCTTCACTATCAATTACAGTCATTTCTATGGACCCATTGCTATCAATACCAATAGGTCCCTTTTCTAAAATAGTCTGTGCAATTTGAATATCATCACCGCCATGAATAATAACCTCAAAACTATGCGGCTTCATTCCATCAACAATTTCGTCAGATCGATTTTCATACACAGTTACACTATCTACGTCCGGAAGATCTAACAATGCGGCCTTTATACTTTCTTTCATAGCACGACTCGTTCGGAATACTGCTGCAGCATATCGTTGACGTAATTCTGTTGTAGTTTCAAGATTTCTACCCACATAAGCCGCTGATTCATTACTAGCAGCAGTCCACCCATCGTAGTTGGTATTAATAGACGTTACTGTTTTTAATAATGGATCTAACGGTCCATAATTCTCGGCCACAAATTTGATTGGTGTCCCAACTTCGATAACAGTAAAAGTTTCCGTAGGAACTACTGTACCACCATATCTGCGATCAGTCTGATTAAGCACTAAGTTTCCATCCAAAATGCTGCCAGACCACTCATCTCCAGATATTTGCTGTAAAAGTTTTGAATAAACTGCCTCAACATTATCTCCTGTCACTGCAGTATAACTAACACGCACTGATTTATTTAATATAAATCCGAACGAATCACCTTCAGTAACGTTCGGGATAAATAAAGTAACGTTTACGCAATTGTCAAGAGTGATAATATCAGGAGCAGCAATATTATACTTTTCTCCATCACTACCTTTTACCTGGCAATTTGCAGGTAAAACAAAACCATTGCGACCATAACAAACTTCATAAAAATATGTATATTCTTCTCCACGCCGCAGAACATTACTATACATAACAGTATTATCAATACTTCCATCATCAGCAGTCATCGGTGAACGTGCATAATAATCATATTCAGCGAGTTGCCACTGCTGGTCAGACTCCTCTGCAACTAGACTCAATATAATAGCAATTACACTATTAGGCTTTCGGCTTACTGCCTGACCAACTTTACTCTCAAATCTATCAAAAAGATTACTTTGTATTTCAGGCAGTCTCATTCTGACAAAACCTTGTGGTGTAACACCATACTTAGTATTACTATTTATCGCCATACCCCAGCACCTCCTTCCTGGTAATCAAACCGTATTCTGTTGACACTTCATAATTTATAATCAATGTCCGGACTTTGACCTGATAATCCAGTTCCAACGCATTTAAACTTTTCACATCATCAACCGACAATATTTGTTCACTCAGAATTTGTTTGATCAACTCTTGATTAGGTTGCTTAACAAGAATATATTCGAGGTAAGGCACGCCCCAAGTAGTGTCCAAAAACCATTCTCCGAGAAAAGTCAGTAGCTTAACTTTTATTTGTTGAGCAACTCGTTCGGCGTTATCAATCAGCAAAAAATCTCCATCTTTAATCAAGATATCATGATCATTTGCATGTAATGCAATATCAACCATAGCTCGGCCTCCTTACTGCGGTCCAGATGTATTTCCACCGCCTGTTTCAACACCGCCATGAGTATGATCCGTTAACGATATACCACTCGCTATAACATCACCATCACAAGTAATATTCCCTGACATTTTCGATGTTCCGGAGCAAGTGATATTTCCTTTTATATTTACATCACCAACAATATTAATGTTTTGATCAGGCGTTAAGCTAATCGAAGTCGGACCATTAATGATTTCAACGTTATCTGCAGATATTGATTGTACTTTTCTCATTCCGACAAAACATACTGCATCAGTTAAATCATACTGCCTCGGATCATGATTATCGCTATCACTTTTACCAAGCCATTCATCCAAGCTGCGTTCAGCAAATGCAATCCAGCAACTATCTCCAACTTTTACAGGATAAGTTATCTGAGCATTTCCTGCATGTGGCATAAAAACTGGTACGCCTATTATCAAAGGATAATCTAAAATATCTCCATCTGCAGTATGATATTGCAAAGATGGTTTTACTGTAGCCATACAAGTACCAGCATCAAACGAAATTATTTCCCCAGGCATTCCCGTCCTGATTTCACCAATACGCTGTTTCATAGCTTTATCAATGGCTTCAACGCTAGGATTTGGACTCGCTTTTCCAGCACTTGAAATTGAATTCATTTTTTATCCTCACCTCCAATCTCATATACTTCCATATTAGTGTGCCATTTTTTCCCTCTGTATTCTCCAGTATGTTTTAAAGATTCAATTTTAAACCAACCTGTTACTGGCTTGCTTTCAAGATAAATCAAATCTCCAGGATTCAGTGTCGGCTGCAGCAAAGAACAAACTCTCCAGCCGGCCTTTTTCTCTTTTCCTTTATTTTTTTTCGACTTTTTACTTGATGTTTTTTTTATTTTTTTAGCAGCTTTAATGATCCTTTCTGGAGATCCAATAAGTCCACTATCTGCATTTAACTTTATCGCTATAACTTTAGTACTACCGCCATCTTCTATGATTTGCAACACATTGTTTTGTATAGACCAAGACAGCCCCGATGCAGCACATACTTTTTCAAGGCAAGTTCTCCCTGGACCTATATAACTAAAGCCATTAGCATAGCTGCAGTAGCTCAAATCCTCAGCGAACTGAACAACTAATCCCATTGCAGCAGCAACATCCTCAATAACTTTTCGCCCAGAAACACTTGCAGCATATGATAAAGACACAACACAATCACGGATTGCAATTTGCCCATCAGATAGCTCCAATTCAGTAACCATATTTGCTCCTTTAAGGGATGTCCATGCTTTTAAAACTGCGCCAACAAAAATACGTCTAAGACCGATATCTTCACTATATCCAGCTTCAAGAATACAAATGCTATCATCTCGTTCAAATATCTTTGCTGTTTTATCAGATAAATTAAAGACCTGCAAGCGACATTTGTTAGTCTGCTTTGTCAGGTCTTTGTCAATATCAAATGTTATATTTAACGCATTCTCTTTAGGCTTACCTTCAATAACAATACCATCACTGCCCTCTACCCCAACCAGTAAACGATAAACACGGTCAAACTGTTTCCCCATAAAACTCTGCCTCCGTCACATAAATCAAACTGGCAGCGCCGTTCGAAAAACTGCTACGAGTTATCTTTTCAAGGTCTGTTAGAACAATTAATTCCCCTGAAGGAATACCTGGCCTGTGATGATTCATCAAAAGCGGAAAGTTTGGCACTATCTTAAGATTACAGCATAACGGTTTTTTATCGTTATCCCATAAATGTAGCGTCCAAAATTCACCGACTGCATTCCAAGTTAACCGAATCCTATACTGGACATTATCTAAGACAACTTTAGTAACAATATCATTGGCGTCATTGAATTTTATTGCTTCCATACGTTCACCATCCAAGCGTTTTTTTGATTGCATCAATGCCCTGCGCTGCCCAAGATTTGTTCGATGAGCTTTCCTCTACAGCATCTTCAGTTCCTGCTGAATCTATTCCAGTACTTCCAACATCTGTTTGCGTTGCAGTACCACCATCAGCTGCAGTTTCTCCTGCACTATCTCTTGCAGACTCATCAACAATATCTTCCGGTACCTCAGTGGTTTGTGTAGCAACTTTCGTTATATGAACAAACGAACAATTTACCCATATGATTGATTTACTTTCATCATTGCGAACTGGCCTTGCGCTTGTTAAAACCATATCTGACCAAATTTTATCAGGCCTTACTATGGTAACTGGCTCTTTATTATCGCGGATTTGCTCAAGCGCCGATAACCCACTAGCAAACTTATGCTGACCATGGCTATTTTTATAAAACCATGTTACTGGATGTGACGAAATTCCTATCGTCATATCAACCTTGATTGCTTTATTTATAATTGAGTCATGTATTTCAAACCCAGTTTCAACCGGATGCTCAGTTACCTCTTGATCCATCTGATATTCAAAAGTTCTTACAATATCAACCTTCAAAGTCCCTATTTCGGTTGGATTCTTTGGATTTATTCCTAAAATATCTGCTAACATTTAATTATCCTCCACATCAGGGAAACCATAACCAAACCCAGAATCCAAATCGAATTCATAACCATTAGCAGGAGTGATAGCATTAACAACACCAACTCCAATTTCAGCAGGCGTTGCATTCGTTTTGGCATATACAGAAACATTATTTATGTTAGTTCGATTGTCCGCAAAATTTCTATTAGAAGTTCTCAAAAGACCTTTCCCTAAATATGCTTCTTGCTGAGATGGACTCAGTTGTGGTCCTTTTACATGAGCTCCATTTAAAACACCAAATACAAATTTATTTGCAGGATCGGAAACATTCTCATCCCACCATTCTCCTACGCGTTTACGTACATTTAATTTTGCTATTTTATCTTGGAATTCTCCTATTTTGTCAATGGCCAAAGACAATATATCAATAACACGCATATTTAAAAAGTCTTTAATCGATTGGGTTGCAGTATCCCAAGTTGTTTTACAGCTTGTTACAAATTCTTCCCACTTTCCAAGATGTCGCCCAATAATACTATCTCCACCTTGAATCCATGTATAGAAGTCTTGTATCGCTAATATAATTAATGCTATAACCGCAGCGATCAGTAAAAATTTACCCATAGCAACAAGAGCAAGAAGTGCACTTTTAGCTCCTGCTAATTGGAATGCAACTTGAGCACCGGTAGCTGCTAAATAAGCATTCCGAATTCCTAAGATAATACCTCTTAGTATTTCGGCAACTCTAATAATGGCACTCCATTTCGATACAAGTAAAAAAGCAGATGCATAAATCACTAGTAATCTAAACCCAGCTACAAAATTATCTATATCGATATTATCAATATAATCACCAATGCTTGCGAACCCTTTCGCTATAGAACTAACAACACCGGTCTTTTTTTCTAGCTTCGAGAATAAGTTACCAAGAGCATTTGATACTCTTACCCCTGCCTGATTAACCGTCCAAGGGATTTTTCCCATTTCACGTTTCAACTTTTCAGAGCTCTTCCTAATTGCATCGAAAACATCTATAGCCGTTAGTTTACCTTCTTTACCAAGTACCCTAAGCTGGCCAATCGTTGTTCCCATACCTTCAGCAATAGCTTTAGCTAAACGTGGCGCTTGCTCCATAATAGAATTCAACTCATCACCACGGAGTACGCCAGAACCTAAAGCTTGCCCCAACTGTATAAGTGCGGCCTGTTGAGATGCAGCACTGCCACCACCAATCATCATTGCTCTGGATACATCTTCAGTAAAACCTAAAACATCTTCGGCACTTTTCCCTAATTCAGAAGAATTCCTCGCTACTGATGCATATAATGTAGCAGTAGATGCATATGCCTGTCTGGTATCAATAGCCATGCGGTAAAGTTCTTTTTGTACCATCAAAGATTCTTGCTGATTTTTAGTAGTCAATGCAACCTGTCCATTAACAACTTTCCATTCATCAACCATCCTGATAATGTTCCCTAAAGAAAGAGTAACTCCCAAAAAAGCTAATGCACCAACAAACTTATTCTTTAAGCCGGTTAAAGTACTATCCATCTTGTGCAGTTCTTCATTGGCACCACGAGCTTTAGATTCAATACCAGAAAACGCGCTTTCTGTTTTTTGTTTCGCACGCTCAGATGCATTACCAACTGTGGCCATGCCTTTACTAGTCATGTCAGCAGCTCTAGTAGATGCTGTCCCAACTTCACTAAGATTTTTTTTGATTTTTCCTATTTTACTTTCAACTGCATTTATATTTTGTTCATTAACTTTAAAACCAATACCTATTAACAATTCTCTTAGCTTCAATGTTCATCACCATCCTTTTTGGGATGCTCTGCTGCATAACGTTGTATATCAGCCTCCATGTCGAGCAACGCATTGATTTTCAATAAATCAACCAAATTAACAAGACCTAATTTAAGTTCCGTCATTGTTACTTTCCCAGCTAATACCGGACGCCATATCAATGACTCTCTACTTAAATCAGGTCTTAATTTACCTGGTATTGTTATTTCTTCTTTATCCCAAGCTCCTGAAGGATTCCAGAAAGGTCGGGAAGATTCTCGAAAAAATCAGCATAATTTACCTCCAAGACGAAGTACATCAACTGAATCATTTCTTTTAATCGTCCTGCAAAAATATTATCCGAAATATTTTTTTCTAATTTTACAGGAGTTTCATCTGACGGCCTTTTGATAGAAATAAAGTCTTTGTTAATTATCCTATTGGCAAAGTTTACCAGGACTGGTCCCTTTAAATTTTTACCAACACCAGAAATAATTGCACCAATGTTGATATTTCTATCTAACACAGATTCTTCTTCAGTGTTAGACTCAATATCATCTTTCTTATCCACTGCTGTATCAAGTGAAGATGTCACAACAGCTTGTAAATCGCCAAGAAGTTCCAAAGATTTCTGCGGCGGAAACGGTCGTACAAAATACACATTTTCACCAATCTCTTTTTCTTTTATTTCGACATTTGCTAATTCCATTAACTATGACCTCCTACAAGGAAAGCAGAATCAGGTACAGCCGCTAATAGTACCCATTGGCATTTCCCTTCACTAGCACTTTTGCCACGATTGACATTTGGCTTTTTCGTAATCCAAGCTTGATCACTCATCATCAACAATCTTCCAGACAGATCTTTGATTGCCAAAGGCATCAAGCCTGCACCTGCTTGGTTATCAACGTCATGGATAACACTTAATTCATCATTGCTATCACTTGATTGCAACAAAGAAAGTGTAACCTTTTTGATGATGCTGCCAGGATCAATACTTCTAACGATTTCCTGATCACATCCAACAACAGCCGTTGTGCCATCGCCATCTGTTTCAATATTAATAAACGTATCTTCAGCAAAACCAGTCAACACAACTGGCCCAAAAATTACCATTACCTTCTTGGGGTCATATGTTTTTACATTCGGCATATCTTACACCTCCGTTATGCACTCTTAATGTTTTCATACGTTAAAGAACCTTTGATCTCCATCGCATGAATTGCACCAGCCAAACGAGCGGTGAACTGCACATCACGCAACACACGTTGAGCTTTTACATTGGCAGAAATATTTGCCGCTTTAGGCACAGATATCTTAAAGCCAAGAATAACATTATTATCATCGTCTAATTCGTTTTCGGCAATACCACCACGTTTTTGCCCAAGAATTAATACCGCATTAAGTGTACTTTCAACAAGGCCAATGCCGGAGTCTAAAAACGGCAACTTGTCTCTGTTGATCAACATACTAAATTCTTCCGTCTGAATCGTCTCTACTAGCCAGTCACGAAACCGAATAACGTCAATCCACTCCCCTGCAGCAACTTTGCCATTTTGAGTGATTGTAACATTACGGAATTTCTCAAATGTATTGCCATTTTTAGCTTTGATGGCATTGTATTCAGTTTCATTCAAATTATCTACAGTAATACTTGATAATTTTTTATTGGCCCAAGTTTCGCCACCAGGATCGATTGCAAAACAACGTGCAGCAATTCCAGCTTCAGGATACTCATTATCTTTTTCATGATACCACCAATGAGTTCTATAATAATTAGCTGCCTGTAATTTAGATCCAATATCATTGGTTATTTCCGCATTTTTCGCTCCAGGAGCAGTAACCGTAACACCATATAATTTAATATGAGCTTCTGTCCATTCTGCCATAGCTAAAACAGCATCTTCAGTACGATCCACATAACAAATACCGTAGAAGTCATTATCAGCATCACAAATCATTGCCATATTACTGCTCACATCAATATTTGTAGCGGGTTCCTGGCTACTCACTTCCAGTTTTCCATTTGGAACAACTACAAAGCTTGTTTTGGGATCGGTGGATTTAACAACAAGTTCATCCTCCATTACAGATACCGCATAAAATTTAGGAGCAGTATCCAATTCATCAATCTTATTAGATAATTCCGTCATTACCTTGTCTACAGTATCAGACGATTGAGCTATGTAAATTGCTTTGATTTCAACCAAATTGCCATTGCCATCTAAACGTTGTACTGAAACACCATATTCTGCTCCTTCCACAACAGCCATCGGCATTTTTACCTTCACTGTATCACATTGGAACCGTCCTATTTTAACTACACTTGGACGAGGGGTCTGCGCAAATGCATCACTCGCCGCCTGATAAATAGCATCTGTTGATGTAAATCCCATATCCATCAACTCATCTACATCAGTAATAGTCAACACACGGCTCAAACTGTTTGCATGTGGACCAACAATCATCAAGGTGCTGAATCCAGCACTACTAATGCCTGTTGTATTTAAAGATATTTGGGCATTGATGATTCTATCAAGATTAGCCATATTATTCATTCTCCTTTTCAATATTTATATTTGCTTCAAAATGAATCCCTGAAGCAATCACATGATTGGTTCCCTTTTCAGTCAACCGCCCCTCAATAAACACCGTTTCAAACCAGCCAGGATTACAAATCGCATCTCGATCGTAAGAAACAGTTAAATCAATTGCAGCTTCTTCAACGTAACGACTACCATCAATTAAATCAGTAAGATCCATGACACTACCAATACTATTTACAGCAATGTTAGCTTCTTGGAATTTATCGACTATAGTTGGTAATGTTAAGTACCCATTTAAAAGCGAAAGAACCTCGACACTACCAGTGCCAAAGGCTCTTATGTTTAAAGTTGTTTCTACTAATCCCAAAATATGTACCTCTTCTTTTTCAGGTACCCATTTTTCACTATTGCCGATATTCTTCTCGGCCATTAAATCAATAAGAAGGTATCGTTCGTATTCAATTGCAATGTCTTGCTTCGATTGTATAACCGGTAATCCCTTATATAGATCACGTAAGCAATATGCAAAAAAATCTATGACTCTTTCTCTGACATTAACTTCACTAATGAGATCTCACCTCCACTGCATACATTCTCCAATGACTTATAACACCACACTGGTATGCATCTGCAGCAACAATTTCATACTTCCGTCCGAGCCACTCGAATTGATCAGCCTGTATGCCAGTCCCCTGGTCGGCCATATATAATTCCGTATCAGAATAAACTTTTACAGCATGACTCCCACGCCTACCTTCTGGTAACGCATCCATTTCCGTAGCCTTTAACGGTTGCACAGATGCCTTTATAACAAAACTCTCCTGAGCAGGAAGAATAAATTTACCGTTACCCTGTAAAACCGGTTTTACTTCATAACGATAAATCGTTAACGGCTTTCTAAAGCTACTCATCTGATCTATCTCCAATCTCATAACGAACCGACTGTCTCATGTGACCAGTATCAATAAGAGGTTTGCTACTTTTCTTTTTCCTAATAGTTGCTGGGCTATTTGGTGTAAACGGTCCGCTACCAATTTTGCGCTTAATCTCCCCTTCAATATATTGTCCGGTTCGTGCAAGCGCCTTACTAACGTCAGCGCCATTAATGATAGCCGTAACAGCTGACTCAGCACGTTCACCAATTTCATCAGATTTCTCGTCAAAAGTTGCCCTTATAAAACTACGTTCTGGAATAATAATTAACCGCCCCATACTTCTATGAGTACTACTAAAATTCGCTTTCGATTTTTTTGCAAATCTTCCATTATTTGCAAAACTACCATCTTTCTTTACCTTTCGGTAAACGGTAACCTCTCCTGGATGTTGAAATATCATTGCGCCGAATTCTTGAACTGCAGCAACAGTAACAAGGTCTGCAGTTCCATCTTTCGTTTTCCCCCCCTGAATGCCAGCCTTAATCTCCTTTTTAGACAATCCTCTCAATTCTTTGAGTAGATTCTTCCATCCTAGGTCAATATCCAACACGCCGCTCATATTAACCAAACCTCGTAACAATTGAAACTATACACATATCTCTTATACGTTTAAATTCCATGCCATAGGCAGTTTTATCTAAATTGTCAATATATGAACCAGTGCCAACTCCTGAAGAACTGTAAGAACGTGCCAAATCTCCCTCTTTTTCAGAAACCAAACTACCTGCAGTAGCAGCCGAAGATCCTGCCCCATTCTCTGAGATAACATTGATGTACGCTAACCGATGAGCAACAAGATATGCTAAAGCCTGATCATATAGATCACCAAACCTTTCTTTATTCAACATCGGTTCACAGAGGTTACGCATTGCTATAATCATATCTTCTTTAGCATCTGCTAAATCAGGTGCTAACAAGCGAAATAATTCAACAAATTTGTGTTCTTCTGCATTCATGATTAGTTACTTTCATTTGCTTTAATCAACGCTATTTTTTCTTCTTTGGTCTTTGCGCCAGTTAAGTCAATACCATGTTCAGAAGCATAAGTCTCTAATTCAGATACCTTCATATCTTTAAAATCAACTTCTTCTGAGCCTTGACCATTACCAGTTTCTTCACTAATAGTCGCAGCATCTTTGCAATTTTCCACTTTTTCTAATTCTTTATTAGCAATCATATCAATTACAACCGGATGAGCAGCATAAGTATCACTTACCTCAGCAAAGTATCCTGGAATAATTTTTTTATCCTCAACAACAATTAAACGTTTAGAAATATTTTTTAACAACATATTTTTACACTCCTTTCAGATATAAAAATAGCTCCCCTTAAAATTGGGGAGCTATTTAATTTAGATGCCTTCTGCCATGCAGATAGACAAAGGATAATATACCATAACACCGGCAGTGGAAGAATCACAAGGGATCACCATTTCCAAATTTTTCCTTTGAGGGGCAAGCTGCTCAAAAGGCAGAGGAATTTCCAACGAAAGCGCGTTTTCATCATTTCTGTAGATGAACATAATATCTTTACCACCAGTCCCAGCACCAGATGCTTCATGGATAGACTTGATTGTTTGAATATAAGGATTTTTCTCTTGGAAGAAACTCAAAATAGTCTGCCCGCCAGAATCCGGCAAAAGCGTAGTTGCAATGATGTTATATTTATCAATCGGCAACAAAATAGTATCCGGAATTTCAACGCCTTTGGTTATATCAACAATCATAGAAACCGCATTATTCATATCACGAAGGATCTGTACTGGTGTTTTCTTATCCCAAGTAGTAGCAGAACCTTCACCATCTGCAGGCAAAACATACTTTGTAATATTTGGATGTTTAAAAATACCAAGAATGCCATGTTCTGCATCGCCCTGAAATGCAATTTTATTAACCAAAGCATCATTAGCTCTGCGAGCAGATTCTGCTTTGCGTGTTGTCAACGGTTTCCCAGTCATCTTCGCCCGGCGAATATCTTTTATAGAATAACCATAGGAAGTAGCAATATCAAACACTTTGACAATTGTGCGCTGGGCTTTAACATCTGCACGTGGCAGATCATCAGCATAGTTTGTAATAATCTTAGCCATGCCAACAGAATCGTAGCTATCAAAAGCAACAGTATCAGCGCCAGGATCTGCTTCACTGGTAACCGGGAAAATGCTCATTGCATTATTCGCAGGTGTTTTTACATCATATGTTTTGGCTTTTACTTTCTGAAGCTCCTGAGCAAAAAATAAACTTTCTCCTGCATCTTCACGAAACAGCCCAGAAGTTTTACAAGCCATTAAATCTTGTTCATCATATCTCATTTCATTACTCATATACATATCCTCCTTTATTCGTTACGCACCAGCGGTAACAGTAACATTTGCATGTCCAATTTCAATTTCAGCAATACCAGCAGCAGCACTGCTAGTCAAAAAAACGCAAGATACGCCAACAGCTTCAATTCCACTTGCAACAGCCTCATCAGTAAAACCATTATCTGCAATTTTATAATTGGCAACCTTACCTGCAGTTACTGCTTTAGTAACCGGAACCCAAATACGACCACGAGTCATTACTCCTACGGAATAACCAACAGGATAGTATGGATCATCGGGTTCTTTGTGTTGATGAACAGTAATACCAATTACATCTTTTAGAGTACCTGTTCCTGCTTTTTTTATCTGCTTTTCTTGATTCGAACCACGAATTACCGGCACCCCTGGATCAAGAGCTTCTTCTGCAGCAAAGCTATCAATTGTTTTATTACTCAAATCAGCAATCTGCCCAACAAGGGCTACATCCATTTCACCATATTTCAGTTGCATATTATTTTTCCTCCTTTTTGTTGGTCATACGATCAATCATATCTTGACGATGTTTTGCAGCAGGGGTTTGAGATTCCTGTCCGTCTAATTTTTGACGCGCCTTGTTAAGTTGTTGCCGTACTGCTTCGTCAGTATCATTTAAATCATTTTTGATACTGTCATAATAGGCATTGATGTAATCATCCGTCTTACCTTCAAAATCAACGCTATCTCCACGCAAAGCCTTAACAATAGCAATTTTTAAAGCTTTATTATCAAGACCGTCAGTTTTTTCTACCTGCGCTTTTTTAGCGCAAGCATCCAGCTCCGCACGTTCCTTAACTTCTGCCTTAGCTTTTCCAACAGCTTTTTCGATAGCAGCTTCTTTTTCAGCTGCAGCCGCATCAAGTTTGCCTTTCAGAGCATCCCTTTCAGCTTCTGCTGCATCAAGTTTTACTTTTTGATCTGCAGCATCTGTCTTTACCTTTTCCAACTCAGTCATAACCTGAGTAAATTTTGTTTCAGCAGCATCTGCTTTTACATTCGCAGCGTCACATTTATTTGTCAATGCAGTAATGTGATTAGCCACCGCCTGCTCAACTTCAAATTCGTTTGAATCAATTCTGATTTTTACCATGTTTTTATTTTCCTCACTTTCAAAACCGTCTAATACTTCGTTCCCATCCAAATTTAGCCGGGCCTTTCTTCCAGCTCTTGCACTTGGTACTACAGCCAAATGATTACACCTTATCAGATGTTGCACTGCATCATAAGGTTCACCATCTGGCGTCAAACCAGGAGTTTCTTCTAACTCTACGCTATATCCAACAGACAACTCTCTGAACCCTTTAGTTTCCTGTGGCGAGTGGATTATTATGTCACAAGCTACATCGGTATCATTTTTCCTATATGCTGGTGACATTATAGTTCCTATGGTTACTTTATGTGCAGTGTCTGCTGTTACCCTCCCACCTTTAGGATGTAATACTGTAATAGGTTTCCCTTTAAAGCTAACGAGAGCATCTTCAGCAAACACCTCATCCGGTGGTCTATATTCGCGCCTTACAGAACCGTCAGGTTGTAGATAAGTATAAATACCTGTCCTAGCCACAATCGGAGAATCAAGTAAAAACCCTTCAGGTGTCGTTACAGCACCGGCAACAAATTGCATACTGTCATATCGCTGCACTTTCCGCATTTTATCACCCCCTCTCATAAAAAATGGATATAAAAAAAGCACCTACAATTGTAAGTGCTTAGATTAACTATAATTTTTATTTTCCCTTTAACAAAAAGCCTGGTATCGTACCGTGCTTAACGCCATCACCTCGATATAATCTGGTATTATATATATCCTCATCCTTATCATTATATTCTGTGATCGTAACTACATCAGCAGATTCCTTATCACATGGCATATTTGTTTTACCGTCATAAAAACGAGCAATGCTATATGTACCACCATGCGGAGTTTTATGTATTCGCCTTTCTTCAAACTTCCCAACTTCAATCATCTTTCAGCAGCTCCTTCAAAATACCATACCGATTAGGATAATATTTAGCAAACTCTTTATTACCATAAGTATAATATATCATTATACTTTCAGCAAAATCTTCTGCCGGTCCATTTCTAGCGTACTCAGTAACAGGCAATCCATGTATACTAGTATCTGCTTTAACAGCTTTTAACCATTTTTCTTTCAGAGAAATATTACCATAGAAAATATCTAATAGATGTCCACCTTCGTGCAGCAAAATTTCTCGAACTCTACTATCAGACAAAACCAATCCATTATTACGCCAAAAGGTAACAACATATTCTTCTGCCGTTGCATATGCTCGAGTAAAATCCGGATAAAGTTCAACCCATTTTTTATCTGCTGGACAATATACATCCAAAATTCTGACTTGTTTTATTCTTTCTTTTAAAATTTCGGGTAAACTTACAATATACGGTAATAACTTATCCTTAGTTAAATTTTGCAGATTTTTATCTAAATCCGTTGGCACGATAAATTTTATACCTGTATCAGCATCTAAATCAATTATAGATTTTCTTACTCGATCTATTTCAGGAACATCATCAAATTTATTAAAGAACCTAAATTCCTTAACTTCATAAGGACTTAATTCAAGACGTTTATTCGCTTTAACTTCTCCAATCGGTGTTACAACAGCAGCATTCCAATTATTTAAATCAATAATTGGAATGGCAATGCACCGACATCTATAATCCATTCCTGGATGTAGCTTTGGAGCCGGATAAATTTTTCTACCATTGATTTCTCCAACTTTACTATCATGCCAAAAAAAAAGATCCCCATTAAGTTCTGCATGAGATACACGTACACGTTCATCTTCTGAAGTGCGCCATTCATAACAATAAATCCCAGCTTCTTCTTGCCTTCTTTTTGTCGTAACAGCATTCAAATTTCCAATTTCGTTACGAGCAATGAACTTTGCACGATTATCCGTTATATTATAAAGATTTTTTACTTCTTTTTGTACATCCTTATACAAAGACCCTCGTTGAACAGCATTGCTGATTATAGTCGCTAATTTATCTGTATAAGTGCTGACAATACTGTTTACATGTTGAGATTGCTGAGAATACCATTCAGATGTTACAGATTCAAGAAATCCTGTATCATTTATAAATACATCTACCTGCAGGCAGTTTCTAAAACTGCGGCTTAAATTATCTTTCGCAGTATTATCTACACCTTTCATGACCCGTTTAATACCAGATATAACTTCGTCCTTTACGCCACTAACTTCAAGTTCTTCTAACACTTTGCCTGATATACGTTCACTATCAGTAGAATCATACCTTAATACATCTTTCAATGTTTCAATATTTTCTAAAGATAACTTATTCAACATTCTGACCATGGCTCTCAGCAAACGATAATATTCACGCTCTGAGCTTTCGGGATATAAAATTTTAACTGTCGGTTGCAGAAATCTAATTTGATTATTCTGTTTCATCATCATCATCACTCAAATTCAACAGACTACCCTTAATCGGCAAATCATATTTTTCTGCTAAATATGGCCGTACTTCGCTTGAATCGAGTAGCTGAGCTTCCATCAAAGAATTAATCGTATCTATTTCAGCTTTTACGCACTCGGCATTTAATTTATTTGTTTCTGCGATCTCTTTTTCAGTTGGTATCCATAGTGGATTAAATTTAATAGTCCAGTTTTCAAGTTCCCTTCCACCAGTTGGTCCGTCTTTACACAGTTGAACTGTTTTTATTAACTTTTCCAGTTGAGGTTTTAACTGGCGCCTTTGAACTTTACCAACGACATCATTGTAGTAATTTTCTAAATCTCCACGGCCTGTACTATTTAACCCAGCTGGCGCACGTCCAAACAACACTGTAAAAGGAATACCTGTCATTGCACAAATATACTGTCCAAAGTTGTCCAAGACATCTGGAATTCCTGACATCGGTACATTAAAAACCTGATATTCATCATCCGTAGATAAAGCAATAGTATTTAAAATATTACGTGCCATATCAATTAAATCCAAACGCCGCTGCACCTCTTCTTCACCATGCGGAGTAGCTAATTTAGATCCTAATTCGTTTAGTTTTGTAAGAGATGTGCTCATGCGTTCGAGTGCATGTAATGCTGTCGCCTGAGCTGTATCACATCTATATATTCCTTTTATAAGACCTTCAAGACAACTCATACCGCAACCATTACGACTAATCCGCAAATTTTTCGGCAACAAGTCACCATCAAATATTAACAATCGACTGTGATGGATATAAAGAGGTCTACCACTCAATGGCGGCGTTATCTGATACCATTCTGGTTTGCCAAACTGCTTATCAGTTGGATCATCATTAATCAAATACCCACTAAAATCCTCAATAATGCTTTGCGCATCATATACTTCCATTGATTTTATTGATCTAAGACGAGCCCAATTTACTGGTTCCTCTTCAGTCCCGCCGTCATCCATAATCATAAAAATACAACTACGGCCAAAGTGACGAGCCCATGTTAAAGCTTCTGCCAAAATAGATTCAGCAAGCCTTTCATCAAGATATTGAATGATAAGGTTATCTTTGTCTCCCTCAATTTTATAACCATTTTTCAAGGCAGCTTCTGCTGGCAAACTCGATATTCTCTGAGCCAACCTGTTTGACCAAATACCTTCTAAAAATTGGTAGGTTAAAGGTTCTTCCAAAAAGAAACTATTATCTCTAGTATATTGCCGCGCACCTCGGCTAATAAAAGTATTAAAAAATCCATCTGTTCTATCAACAGACTTCTTTTTACTATTGTTTTTGACCATTAGCTTGTTAAACCTCCCCACGGACTAATGCTCTGCAATTTATTAAAAGCATCGCTAGATGCATCAACCATGTCATCATGTGCGGACTCCGGAAACGCTTCCAGTTCCGAAAAATACATTTCGTTCCAGTCAGCTGCAAGAACCAATACGTTACCAGCCTGCCATTGAGCTGAAAATGGCTCTGAACGTGTAATCTTATTGCCGCTTGGCCGAACAGTATCAACAGCAAATCCTGTAAAATGCTTAATATAACTTTCGGCTTGTTCTTTGCCAGCTTGCCCTGGATCTTGTGGCACCGTAATATATACAAAACCTAATTTGGCACGGTCAATAACCCCTGTATTCCTTGTTATATTGCGTACTCCGGCAGCTGCTAACTGAACACGTTTTACATCGGCCACAATATAAAGCCCATTATCTGTTTTACCCATTAATACCCCCGCCGTTGCATCAGGATCAGGATTAATTGGCGACGGAATCGTAGCAGCTAAATCCCATGATCGCACCCAAGCAATGACATTGCTCGGTATAGCATCAACAATCTGAACAGAAGAACGTTTGAAATACAAGCCAGCCGCCGGCCGTATCTTCCAATTTCCATGTTCCAGCCTTTCGCGCTCTACGGCGCCAAGAGCTCTAAGATTACCCAAATAGCCTGGATCTTTTTCCATCAAAATTTTATTGTCTGTCAGCTTACTTGCAATAAAAGTGAAACTCTTGACCTGTTCTCTGATAATCTCAGGGGAATGAGCTATAACAGCCTCCGGTGTATCCCCCCAAATGATTTCATCGCCCAACCTAGTAAAATAGCGAATCACTCCGCTTCTCTCTGGGATTGGATAACCAGTATCGGCATCCCAATACCATTGAATAAACGGAGCTACCCAACTATCAGCATCAGGATTGGTCGTTCCACGGATGTACGGTTTCACTCCACATGTAGAACGATTCCGTGATAACATGTACCAAAATTGGCCTGATGTAAAATGTGTAATTTCATCAAACCCAATCAAAGGAATCTGAGCACCTTGATATGCAAATTTATCCCGTTCAAGTTGCAAGTGAGCGAAAGATATTTTTGATCCAGATTTAAATCTAAATCTAGGTTGTGGATTTTCTACAGGTATGCCGCCAATTGGAACATATAACCCTTTTGCTGTATCCCATAAACCGCCTTCATTTTTTATCTGATTGCTATTTCTACGAAATATAGTTGCACCAAATCCACCGTTATTTGTATGTCTAAGTGATTCTAACAACAAAGCATATGTTTTCCCTCCACCGGCAGCACCTCCATAGAAAGCAATATCAGCTGGGGTTGATAAAAACAGTTCTTGTGGCCCTACTTGTGGTCTAATAATTTTAGGTGCTTCATTAATCATTTTTCACACCACCATTATTATCGCCTCTACCATTATCCGGTAAATAAAAAACAACCGAAGGACCTTCACTTCCATTCGATTGCTGTCCATTTGAATCATCACGTTTTACACGCTCTAACTCTAAACGCTTATTATCATATTCCTTACGGTGTTTATCCATAGGATTCATTTCAAAATACTTGGCCAAAAAAGCAAGCGCCTTATTCCGGTTTGAAAGTTTAAGTGAAATCCCAAATTTATCATTCTTTATACTTTCAATAACTCCACCATCCAATTTATCAAGGCTTTTTATATTAACGCATTCACCAGAGCCAGATAATTCGATAAAATCAGTAATATCAGCAAATGCAATTTGCATATACTTTTCAAGCACATCTTCTGACGATAAAAACATCGCTTCATTACGAATTTTCTTTAATCTTTCAATTTCTAGTTTCACTCTATGTCTGTTTAATATCTTATATCCAAGTTGACGTGCATAACGTTCTTGGACGTCATAGCCAGCTCGTAAACATGATATTTTAGCATTATGCGTTTCCAAATATGCCAAAATAAAAAGTCGTTCTCTATCATTCAGTTCTTCGTTATTTTCAACATCTTCAATGATTTTTTTAGCGACATTTTTTCTCTTCGGAGTACTCCGAATATTCGATTGGAGTACTCCATTAATTTTTTTATCCCAACTATCTTTGCATTTCCACCCAGAAACACTCTTTTCAGGTACGCCCAGCCGTGATGCGATTTCCCTCAATGTAATAAGGCCATTACTCTCTTTATATATTTCATATGCCCGATCACGTTCAGGACTTCTCGCTTTAGGCATCAACCGCCACCTTCCTTTTTCTATATGTATAACAAAAGCACTCATTTTACTATGAGTGCTTTTGTATTAATCTTAAATTTTATTCCTCTATAGGCCCTAACTTCCCATAAAGTCGTTGATACTCTCGAGCAGCCTCCAAACTTGGAGGTATATGACGTTTACGTTTCTTTATTTTCGGCGGTCTTCCATCCTTTGAAGCAATTATTTCTGTTTCTTCTACTTCATAACCAGTAGCACGCCGCCACAAAGCCCTCCGTAAAGCATCATTTTTGCAAACATTCGTTTCTTTTTCCATTGTTTTCTCACCCCAGTTAGATTATAATTATTAGTTGAGATAGCAACTGTAAAACTGTGGCCACAGACTTGGTGCTATCTCCCTACGCTGGGAGAGGTTTTCCAGCCTAAGAGTCAGGCGCTCCAACGCCTGGCTCTTTTTTCATTGGCTGACTTACCCCCCAATTAGCAAATGTGCTTATTGAGAGGATAAGTGAAAATCACTTATTTACTTTTACTGCTTTGTTCCCGGTCATTTCTTCGTAACGCCTGATAATCACGTCACAGTATCTTGGATCAAGCTCCATTGTATAGCATTTTCTGCCGATCTGCTCAGCAGCCATCATCGTGCTTCCACTGCCGCCGAACAAATCTATTACCGACTGTCCTTCAAGGCTAGAATTGGCGATAAATTTAGCGCACAAGGCTAACGGCTTCATTGTTGGATGTTCTCCGTTCCGGGCCGGTTTCTCGACATGGACTACGGTAGCAGCATCCTCAGTATCGACAACAATATATTCCGGTACCTTTAATACTACCTGATCGATACCAAAGTTAAATGTTACCAGCTTCTTGCCATCGGCATCTTCAGTAACTGTCACCGGAAACAGCGAAGGGATAACGGTGCTCTGTCTCCGTCCGCCGTAAAAATTGTGGCCAGCATCAGGCTTCCATCCGTATAAAATAGGTTCATGCTGCCATTGATAGTCTTGGCGCCCCAGTGTGAACTGATTTTTTGCCCAAATAAGGCATTGCCTTAACGACCAACCAGCCTTTGTCATTGCGCCTCGGAAATCACTCCCGGCGCTATCGGCATGACAAACATAAATCGCACCGCCAGGCGCTGTGACTTTCAATAAGTTCTTCATGACTGCCAGCAAGAACTCGTTGAATTCTTCTGTCGGCATATTATCGTTTTGGATTTTTAGTTTTTCATCGGTCCCGCCTTGGTAATCTACATTATACGGCGGGTCTGTAAATACCATGTCAGCAAGTCCGCCGTCCATAAGCTTCAGCACGTCAACTTCGCTTGTACTGTCCCCGCACATTAATCGATGCTGACCAAGCTGGTAAATGTCGCCAAGCTTACTCTGCGTAGCAACAATTTCATCTAAAGCAGAATCGACATCAAAATCATCTTCCTTGATGTCCTGTTTAGCATATTCAGCCAGCATCTCCGCAACTGATTTATCAGAATAACCTAACAGCCCTGTGTCATAATCCATACTGTCCAGGTCAACAACCAATTGCATTAGCTCATCATGATCAATCTCCGAAAGCTCTGCAATGCGGTTATCAGCAATCATGTCCGCCCATTCCTCGGCATCATTTTTATAATCCTGCAGATCCACCGGCACATTTTCGCAACCAAGTAATTGAGCCGCAGCTAATCTGCCATGACCACGAATCACAAAACCACTTCGCTTTGAAACAGTAATTGGTACCCGCCACCCATGAGCTTCTATTATCTTTGCTAAAAGCTTCAATTGCTTTTCCGGATGCGTATTCGGATTTCTGGGATTGGCTACAACTTCAGCTATACTTTTAAGCTCGTCATAGGCACAATGTATTGCAATCTCTTTCATTTCTTATCTCCTAAAAAATCGACAATTATGACATATAAAAAGCCGGAACGGATTCACTCTTTTGTGGTCCGCCCGGCTTTTTTACTTTTTGTAAAATTTTACACTATTATTTTACCACGGTGTAAAAGATAAAAAGTCCGGGACTAATTGTGAAATTATTGTGAACTTACTTCTTTACTTCTCGTATTTAAAGTCAATCAATTTTATTGGGAGCTCCAATACTCCTTCATGGAATGCAACAGCTGCTGTATCAGCCAAAAATTTGTCTAATAGTTCAAAATAAGTTGTCCTTCCGATCCCCAGCAGACCAGCAGTTACATCTGGCGACTCCCCTTTAAAATACCGCCGCATAACTATTTCCTGTGTCTTTTGATGCCGATCATCATCATTTTGTTGGTAATGATATATTATTGTATCCATCACCTTCAACCAGCGTTCAGGATAATCTATGGTCACTATAAATCCATGTTCATTGGTTATCTCTACTTTCAAAACTTCTTCTGCATTTCTAATAGCAGCATTACCAGTAGGATCAGGCTGCGAGTAACCGATATTACCAGTATAAGAACCTCGGTCCAGCCGTTCTAGTTTTGTTCTCCACACAGCCTGTTCGATAGAATTTCTTTGCCTATATTTTTTATTTATTATATTCAGGGTCTTCCGGCTGATAATGCTCATATATATTTTCCCTCCGAAAACATGTATTGACCTTAGACATGTTCCCATCTCTACATCCCAAACTATCAATTTACTTAATTACTCTTCCATTCAAAATAACAGCCATAATTTCAAATGATTCTTTTGTCTTAGAATTAATTATAGTTTCAACTTTATTCATAGCGTCAATAGGATCAACAGCATAAACAGTTTCAGAATGTTGCCGTAACTCTGGATCATTAGAATATTGATAAACAACTTTATACTCTAAAGTCACATCTTCACGCTCCTTTCTTTTAATTAATCATCGATGTTTTCTTGTGCGCCCAATAGCTCTACTAATATCTATAGCAAGGTCCCTTTCTTTTTGTTCGTACCTTCGCCTTTCAAATTTAATCTTTTCAGCAGCAGCCTTATAAGATTTATATTTATCACATTTATCCCAACAAGCAGCACGACGTTCATTACAATTTTTACAAGGTCCATCTATTTTAGCCATGCTACACCTCCATTATTTATTACTTAAATCATATATGACTCCTAAATATGCATCGCCTGTCATATCAATCAAGAATTCATACCCATACACCCTATAAATTTTACATATATCGTTTGTTACTCTTTCCATAGAATATTTTGTTTCTAAGCTTAGCTCATCAGCCTTTTCATATATGGATTCTGCTATTGCTGGAGAACAATCAAGACAGTTTCCAATACGACAAATAATTTCAACGTCCTTAGTTCTGTAATCATTACATTCGTCAAAATTAACCCACTGCCGGTGATTACCGCCATTGACTGGCTCATTTTTTTCGTGCCGGTCGCAGTTAGTGTTAGTACAGTATTTCTCTATAAATTTGTTACTTCGTATGCAGTAGGCTTTGTCATTCATTATTTGTCACCTTTTAAAAATACCCAGCCAGTAACACCCAAAAACAATAAAATTGTCAGTACCAATCCAAAATAAAGCGGTGCTAAAACAATCCACCAAGACCACGTTATAACACCAAGCAACTTTAATACTATGAATATTAATCCTAAAACAGACAAAAACGACATAATGAAATTTCTCCTTTCACTACCTCCGACCAAATTGCGAAATAAATTAATAGTGCTAAATTCTCTCCTACTTCAATCATTCTTTGTATGCTCCTCCATCTTTTCGATTTCTTTTATCCACTGCGGAAGAATCTCTCCCCTATATATGTACCAATCTTCTGACCCTGGCCAATCTTCCACAAAATAACGTGCTTCTACTGGCAGTGTTTTTACGAATTCTCCCGCTGCAACCAAATTACGTAAATGTTTTCCTGGAATTATTATGCGTAGCCTATAAGCTGTTCGGCTATAATTAAGCCCATGGCTTGTTGCCCACGTCTGTTTTAATGGATCAGAATTTACTGTTAGCCACTGGCATTTTTTAATCATTCTAATTCCACGCTTTGTATCTACAGGACACATTCCAAGCGTAAGCCCCTGTCGCTTAATACTTTCAACATCCATAGCCGCACAAAAATGAAATAATTCTCTGCTCCTACTCATATCCTCAACACCTTTCAATCATCACATATAGCTTGACCGCAGTATTTGCAATAATGAGCATCATCATCTACCTCACGGCCGCATACAGGACATGCCCAGCCTTTAGGTATTTGTTGTGGGAAAGGACAGTTTGGTATAAAATGCTCTTCGAATACCAAATTTACTTCTTGTGGTAGTTGCTTTTGAGCAGCTGTCAATAAAGTTATATAAGCCTCTCTTTTCTTATTCATAGGCATTTTCCAAATGATTGGTTTTAATAAAGCTATTGATCTTTCTAACTTTAGTATGTTCATTCGGGTTCACCGTCCTTTATTGGCTCAGGATTATCATAGATATTTCCGACAACTTCTACATCTTCTGGCGATTCTATGACGTTAAGAATGTTATCAGACACGCCGTTAGTAGTGCATTTCAGAACATATTGATTACCGTTCCACTCTACGACGAAAAGAAAGGCTTTGGAGTTGTAGACACTTAATATATCTCCCTCAAATATTTTCCTACCGTTTTCATCGACAAAGCCTGTGTATTGTCCAACGGTTTTAGGATCAACTCTGTGTGCTACAGTTTGAATGATACTCTCATCTTTTTCATAACAGAATATATCTGTATTACTAGACACCATTCTTGCCGAGCCATCCTCGTATTTTAATAAATGACCGGCTATCCACTCTCCGTTATCAAGCCTTTTACCTCTAAATAATATTTCACGCATTATTTTCTTTACGCTCCTTTATCTTTGACTTTTCTAAATCATAAAGAGTTCTTAAAACACTTAATTCGCTTTGCAGAAAATCAATATTATTCTTTATAATTCGCATACGCGCAGCGGGTATGTCCTTTTCGTCCAGCACGAAAATAAAATCGTTCCTATAGCTGATAATTCCGCATTTTATACGCGTTTCTTCAAACTCTGGCATATAATCTCCTAAATATAAACATTCACCGTCCCGCAGTACGTGTTCAAGTTTATAGCCGCTATCGCTTTCGCCCTCGTCAGTTTTGCTTGATACTCTCTGCCTAATTTTATATTTTGCCACACCAACCGAACGCACTTCGCCACGCTGTCCGTCCAAAGTGATTTTATAAACTATATCGCCTTTTTTAAGCATCATTGATCACGCTCCAATGCTGCCCAAAAATCACCGTTACTCTCCACTATGCTTATTACTCGCCAGCCGTTTAGCACATAAAATCTATTGATATGCTCTATTAAATATGTAAAACTACTGTTGGTTACTGCTTTATACTCCTTTAAATTTTGTATCATTTTTTATCACCGTCCACAGCACTAACATCAAACATATCGCCTAAATTTCTGACAACTCCCGCCAAAACCATACACATATTTCTCAGAGCTTCTGGCGAAAAATCATAAATTGCTCTTTTTTGTTCAATTTCCGTCATATCAGTAAAGCAAATGTTTTCGTACTTTCCATTCCGCTTTACTCTAAAATAAATGCCGCAAAGTTCACGTTTTTTCATTGTTTTTTACGCTCCTTTATTTCAATTAATGGACAATCTATCAGCCTAATATTTGGATCTTTAATTTCACGGATAAGAATACAGCAGCCTTTGCTCTTATCAACAGAAAATGGTAGATTCCTATAAAAGCCAACTGGATATGTCAACGGGCATTCATCGCAGTTTGCAGGCATATCCATTTCTTTAATGGCTATCATATTTTTTTAGCTCCGTTCTGTCAGCCCAAGTAATCCTACGCGATTTAAACTTAGTTGGCATAGACATAACAGTAAGCTGAATACAGTTGCTACATTCTGGGGTTTCGCTCAACTCACTGTCCTTTCTGTTATTAATGCATAAATAACAATAGTCTAAGTATTTCATTTTTTATTCCTCCATTCTTACCCAACGTTTTTTGTCCTTAGGCATAAATTCAGAAGGTCTAGCAAAACTGTATTTCTCATTAGGCTTACAGTTACCACAAATAAAACTTCCTAGGCATTTGCACTCATGGCACCAACCTACGTACTTTATTTCAGTTTTTTTCATCTACTCCACCACCTTTACATTCTATTTGCCGTATACCACTTCATACATCCTATCCGCAGCAGTTCGTATAGTTTTTGTTCTGTTATCGGCTTTATATTCTGCCTGGTTTTTGGGTCGCGCAGTATTCTTGCACATCTCCCTTGAAAATCCCTGACGGCCATTATTCCAGCATCAGAATCCAATAATATTTGGTTAATCTCTGTGCTGTTTTCTTGGTACAGCTCATGCGGGAAAGCGTAGTAAAAATTTCTTACTATGTCGCTATTGTGGTAGATTTTCTTTTTAAAATCGGCCTTAAAATCGGCCATACTGATTTTAATTTCTACTTCTGTGCAATATCTTTTAGGCGTTATATAAAGCAAATCTGCTTCATAGTGACCAACCCTACCAACGGTCAACAGTATATTAGGCAAGACTATGTTGCCATTGATCAAACCAAATTGATAGGCAATACGCTTTTGCAGTTCAGCTTCAGTCAATCAGTATCATCTCCTATTCTTCCCTGAAATCAATGTCTGGGTACTTATAAAGCAGCATTTTCTTTTTGATCATATACACCTGTGTCCTCATGCCCTTGGTGTCAACATAATAAACGTGGCCGCTGGCTTCCGTAACTTTGAAATCAGCCTTGTAAATAATCGGCCTTATCTTTTTACCTGCGACCTCATAAGCAGGCTGTAAAACAAATTCAGGCTGTAATTCAATGCTTTTTACTGCACCAGTACGTTGCTGCCAAAGTAGGTCCTCATAGTATTTTGCTTCTTTCCTACTATCAAAGCGAATCCCGTCAACCTCAGTTATTGCATTGCCATATTTCAGCACAGGTACAGCCCCTGGTAAATTCGCCGACGCCGTTACGCTGTCCGAACGTATTTTACTTACAAGATGTGCCGGCAGTTCATTCCACGTCGTCATTGGTACATCGCCAAGGCATCTTCAAGCTCTTCCTTTTCTCTCCGATACCGAGCCACTTTCCCGCCGAGCTGACTGTTTTTTCGGCGCAGTTGTTTGAGTTCCGTTAAAGCCTGCATAAGTACTGGCTTTAATACCGGTATATATTTATCCTCTGGCTCATCCTCAATCATTGCTAACATAGCTTTTATATCTAATGGTTTCACATTTTACCACTCCAAACTTATATTAAAAGGCCGCCCCCTACGGGCTAATCACCTCCGCAGGGGTATACTTCCCTTTATGCTTGTATATAGTTAGTATGCGCGGCCGTTTTAACTTATCGCCAGATCTGCCACTCTACAGTAACCTCTGCCAACGCACAGCCGAGCTGCCATAAAAATCCAGCGGCAAAGATAAATAATAATGTGTATACTGCTTCACGCTTCATTTTCTACCTCCACAATTGCCGCGAACACAAGATATACCTGCTGCGGCACACAACCATTACCTAATGCCTTTAATCGTTTCGCCCTGTTTTTCTGCCCAACTATTACTCTTGGCGGTTCATATGCGTATTGCTCTACATTTATTGCAGCAGGCCAGCCGGTCCAGCTTTCAATATCCTCATTTGCAACATCTATGTCAGTCCATCCTATTGGTAATCCCATTAAAAGCTCTACCCAATCAGCGTTTAGATTACCTGGTTTTTCTTCTTTTTTTATAACAACACCATCCAGATAATTTCTATCTGCATTACGTTCAATACTCGCACAGCCATATGATCCGCTGTTTCCTTCTCTTGCTCTTGGTGTCGGCCAATTTACCGCCTGACTTAAATTAACGCTGTGCATCTTCTTAACTGCTGTATCTAATCCATCACCTGATGTAGCACTCGCACCTTTACGATTGTAATTACCACATACACTCGCGGTAGGCCACAATGAAAACTCGCTCTCGTTTGTGTGGCGCTCCAACATCGGCAGCTCCATAGCATGACCATCCAACACGATACCCCATTTCGGCCAGGTCTCGGAGTACAGTTCCGAATCCTCCCCCCGAATCCCGGCAGCAGAGATTGAGAGTAACCCGCGTACGTTTTCTGCCACGATCCATCTTGGCTTAAGTTCGCGAATAAGCCGGGCATACTCTCCCCAAAGACCGGAGCGGGTAACGTTCCCTTCACTATCAACGAAACCAGTTCTTTTACCTGCTGTACTAACATCTTGGCAGGGGAATCCTCCGCTGATAATATCGATCTTTGATATTCCATCAGTTTTAAGTTTTTCTGCTGTGAGTTCTCTGACATCTCTGTAAATTGGGACACCCGGAAACCTCCTTTGCAATATTTTTTGCGGGTATTCTTCGATTTCGCACAAAGCCACTGTTTCTATTCCCGCCCAGCTGGCAGCAAGGTCAATCATACCTACCCCGCTAAATAGCGATAACATTTTCATTGTCCTCACTCCTGCTCGCTACTTATGCTAACGCATTCCTTATCCTGCAATCTTTTAAAGTTGTTAAATATCTCCCGTGCTTTAACAGCCCGCAGATCATCTGACCACATCAAGCAGTTCGGGCAAATATGAACCTTAAAATATCGGCCTCTGGTTACAAGGGTCCCACTCGTCGTATCCTTATGGCATATATCGCAATTCATAATCTCACCTCAAAACGGTTCTGACTTATTAGTGTTCAGCTTGTCAATATCTTCAGGCGTAGAATAGTACCCTCTTGCAAGATTTTTATTTATGACTTCTCGCTTAGCTTTGGCATAAGCCAAAAACGCCAAAGCATGATTCTTCCGCAGCTGGTAAACAAACGTGTTGCAGCAAGCCTTAACGTCGATAATCTCCGTCATCAACGCTACCAGCTTATCTTCTGTCGGCACTTTTTTAAACTCTGTGTAAGCAGCTTCTACCTCAGCCAATTCTTCTTTGATTTTTGCAATCTGTTCTTCCGGTGTTACGTCCCTGAATTTATAACATGGTGTTGTTGCTTTAATTTTCATTATTTCATCTCCTTCATTGCCGCAAAGAATGTGATTGCCGCCATATACTCATCGTAATATTGCTCGTTAGGATTATTACCTTCACGTCCGTATACACTCTCTACACGAGTTTTAAATTCGTCTAGCGTACCACCTTTGAAGCCATTCCAACATCCGCATAGAACATTGTCGTCATCTACGCAATAAGTAGTTATTCCTCGGCGACTACCAACTCTAACAACTTGATAATATGTTTTGTCGAGGTCTGCACTGCGGAGGTCTGCACTGCTGAGGTCTGCACTGCGGAGGTCTGCACCGCGGAGGTCTGCACCACTGAGGTCTGCACTGCGGAGGTTTGCACTGCGGAGGTCTGCACCGCTGAGATCTGCACTGCTGAGGTCTGCACAGTAGAGGTCTGCACTGCTGAGGTCTG